CGATTTCCCTGGCGTCTGGTGTTTGCCGGGCGGGACGGGCGAAGGTGACGAAACGCCCCAGGAAACGGCTCGACGTGAAGCAAATGAGGAAATAGGCGCCCACCCAGATGGCGCGCTAATTCCACTCATTACCAGCGACAACGGTCAGGTGCGGTTTTCGACATTCGTGCAACGGGTGCCGGAAGTCTTCAACCCAACCTTGAACGATGAGCACACCGAATTCGTGTGGGCATCTGCGGCGGATGCGTGCGCTCGAAAATGGCGACGGCGTCGTCCACGTCGAGAAGGCCCTTGGCCTCCATCAACTCGCGGACCGCCTTGACGCCCTCGTCGGTATACCGGTGCTCGTGCTTGAGCTTGGCAAAAGCACGCTCTTGTTTGTCGAGCGTCGAGCGGAGACTGGTTTCCCGGCGCTCGTCCTCGCGCTCCTTTTCCAGCTTGTCGATCTTGGCCTGCATCTCGGTCTTGAGTGCGGCCAACGGCTCGGTCTGTTGCTGAAAAGCATCGAGGGCCGGGGTCGGCGCGTTCGGCTCGACGATCTTGTGCGCCTCCTCAAGGCGGCGGCGCGCGGCGGGATTCTGGACGATGCGATTGGCGACGACCGCCAGCGCGTGCATCCGGTTGTACTCGGCCTCGTCGACCTCGATCTTCGGCATCGCTTACTTGCTCCCCGGCATCGAGCCAGCATTCGGAACGTGACTGATGCCCATGCCCGGCGCCTTGGACTGCGCAGGCATCTGCGACGGGCGCCCGCCGATATCGGCGCGATCGAGCGGCACCCGGATAATCTGCTCGTCGGATTCCGGGATCGACTTGGTCGGGTTCTGGAAAAGGCTCATGACTTGCTCCTCAGTAGTGCTTGCCGCGGTAAACGGGCGCGAGATTCTTGACGTCGCGATCCTGCGGCATCGACGCCGGCAACGAATTCCTGCGCGCATCAGGCATCGTCAGCGCCGTGTGCACGATGTCGGGATTTTGCTCTGGCGGCATTGTCTCTTTGGATTCGAAAATGCTCATGCCGCTGCTCCTGGCTGGGGCTGCCCGCCACCCGGTGCGCCGCCGCCTTGCGCCATCTTCTGTCGCATGGCCTGTAGCGCCTGCATCTGCTGGTTGTTCTGCGCCATGTTGCGCTGCTGAGCTTCAACTGAATTCTTTTGGGCGGCCGGCGTGACCGACCCGTTGGGAACGAACTTGGTCAGAGACGAGAGCGCCTTCAGCACCGCCTGGCCCGCCTCGGACGAGGCGCCCAACTGGGGGAGAAGCGTCTCAAGCTGCTTCACGACGACGCCCAGCTGCTGCATTCCCTGTGCCTCGTAGCCCTTGTTCGGCGTCGCCCCCGTTGCCGGGGACTGTCCAAACGGGGGCTGCTGAGGTTGGCCACCTGGAGCTGCAGGAGCTGGGATCGGCATCTTGGAAGCTTACTTCCGGCGATGCTTGCGACCGCGGTTGCGAACGATCATGGCCATTCTCCTGGTTGTCAGTCCGCACAGTATCGTGCGCGGCCAACCTCGACGGGTTCCTGGGGGAAGACCAGCCCGAACGAAGCGGAACTCTCATGAACTTTTCGGTTGTCTAAGGTAATTTACCGATCTATAAGGTTTTCTCATGCAAAACGACCAAGACCGCTCGTGGCTGACCCTCAAAGAAGCCGCCGCTCACATCGGCGTCCACCCGCGACACGATCTACGCCTACGCCAAGCGCAAGCGCAATCGCCCGCCATTCCATCGGTTCAGCTTGCAAGGGCGGTACCGCTTCCCCAAAGACCAATTCATCGCGTGGGCCGACGGCCCGACCAAAAAAGGATAGCTGCGAATGTTCAATCTTACGATTTGCTTCGGGCCGACGGGAACGATCTGGGCGTTTTTGTTCAAGGAAAAACCAGCGAGCGATTGCGCCGTCCTCGATATCAGCCACAGCAAGGACATGTCCGTGACCGTGAACGACGACTTCGGACAAAAAGGGTTTTTCGAAAAGGGCTCGATCCACGGCTTTATACTCGAAAACCTCGACCAGATCGAACAGGCGCGCATCCAGCGCGCACTCGCCGACGAGCGGGTCAAGGCAAAGTTCATGCAGGCGGCGCGATCCGATGCGACCATCATGGCAGCTGCACGGCAGGGACAAAACGGACCGGGGGTACTGACTCCGTTTCCGCGCTAACGGTGGTGCTGTCCGCCCAGCATCTTCTCGATCGCCTTGTCCTTGCCCTCGGGCGATAGCTGAGCGAACAGCTTCTCCTGCATCGCCTGCCCCGACTTCTTGTGCTCGATGAAGGCGGCCTTGGCCGCTTCCTTGTCGGGAATGGAAGTATTGTCGATCAGATACAGCCCATCGACGACATTCATCTTGGCCAGCGCGAATATCAGCTGCTGCGCATCGTCGACAAAAATCGGCGACGACCGATGGCTGTCCACTGTGATCCGCCAATCCTCCGGCAAATCGGTGATCATGAAATTGTCTTCCATCTTCTCCGGATCGACCCAGTATTTGCGATCCTCCTTGGCCTCCATCATCGTCGCCGTCAGGTCCGCGCACACGGCGCACTGGCGCTCGGTCAACAGCGCGCGATCACGCAGCGTCGGCGAAGCCGTCTTCATCAGCGTCTCGGCGTGGGCGCCGGCGCGGACGCCTGACTCGCCCTTGCCCTGCATGATCTCGGGAAACGAACCCAGCGTGTTGACCTGTTCGAGCAGCCACTTGATGATCGGCAGCAGCTCAGCAGGGAATTTGGGCGTCAGATCCTCGGCTCCGCCGCCCATGCCCAGGTTCATGAACCCGCTTTGCCTGAACTGCGCGTAAGCCTCGTCGGTGATCGTGTTGTCGCCCTTAAAAGCGATGATCTTGTCGATCTGCAAACCAATCAACCGCTTGAGATCATCACACAGCGACGCCAGAAAGGACTGCGGCTCGATCAGGTCGATCAGCTCGCTCCGCCCCCAGATGTAACCGGTCATCGGGTTCGGCTGGATCACCCGATAAGGCTGCACACGCTCGATCCCCATCAAATTAGACGTCTTGAACCGCGTGATCAGGATGTCCGGATTGACGATCTGGAGCGTCGCGTAGTCCTCCTCGCCCTTGATCCACAACTCGTGAAATTCCACCGTCGGCGCCCCGTCAGTCGGCCCCATCATCGGGTAATTGGGGTCATTGCCGATCTGCACCACGCCGCCCGGGATCGGCCGCGTCGCCGACTGGATGCCGGTCTGCAGCACCGAGGACGACAGCACGTTGTGGAAGAAGGTGTCCGGACCAGAACCACTCTGGTTCTTCCGGGAGTGCGTCATTATTTTCTTGAACAACTCGTCAGCCTTGGGGAAGCGGAAAATCCGCTGCCACACTTCGGGCCCGGTGAGCTGCGAGGTCTCGCAAATGACCTCCTGCTTGTCGATATCAGTCTCGCTCTCCTTGTAGAACCCCAGGTTCCACGGCATCACCACTTTTTTCTCGTAGACGATGCGAGGTTTATCCTCCGGTCCTTCATTGCGCGGCCACTGCTTCAGCAGCACGAGGCCGTATTTGAGCGCCTCGAACACCGCCTGCCCAAACAGGATGTCAGTCGAACTCAGCTCCCACTGTCGGGTCAGGTGCTTTGCAAACACCTCGCCCTTCTTGATGATGTCCGCCTTGTAGGTGTTGTCAAAATCGCAGGCGAATTTGAGATCGGTCGGCGAGAACAGGTGCGCCGCGGTGCGCTCGAGGTGATAGTTCATCGTGTTGATGAGCGCCTTGCGCCCATCAATCGTGCCGGTCTCAGCGACCTGGTTCAAAATCCGATAGTAAGCGGCACGCACACCCTGGCTGACCCGGCAGGTCTCGATCAGATCATTGGCAAAAGGGACCAGATCCTTCTCGCCTGTCGGGATTGGGATCATACCGGCGACCTGTAGTTCGGATTATTGGTGATCTGAAGCGGTAGCGGCGCCTGTCCCATCGGCTGCATAATGCGCTGCAGGCGGTTGCGCTCGCGCAGGCCTGCATAGGTGTCCCTGTTTTCTACGACTCGGCCATCAGGAAGCACCGTGGGGGCGTGCGCCGAGGCGGCGCGCTGCATTGCCTCCGAGGGACCGCCAAAGCCAACCGGCATGCCGGCCGCCTGCATCGACTGCATGTGCTGGGTGACCGGGTTGACGACGTCCTTGGTGGCGAACTGGGTGTCGTTGCGGTCGTTCAGGTCGGTGATCTTCAGGCTGGCCATCTCGCTCGGATCAACGCCGGCCGCCTGGGCGGCGAGCTCGACCCGCTTTTCCGAGCCGTCCATCACGCCCCGGGCGACGCCATCGGTCGCTTTCGTGCGCATCGACAGGATGTTGGGCATCACCACGTCGTCGTCGGCACGCCGGTTGTCGCCACGCTCCCGCAGGTCGGCGTCGGTCGGCTTGTCCTCGG